GAGCAACGTTGTTACCCTTGAAGGTTCCGTTCTGTCCACTTCCACCGTTCCAATCAGTATTGATCGCTCTGTCAGAGTTGATGACATCGTAGTAAGCACCAGGGGTTAGAACAACCACACGGCCTTCAGATGGAGCATCCTTCTCGTCAAGTGCTTGACAAGCTTTGTAAAGGTTCTCAACAATAAGATCGCCTCTAGCGTTGCGGTTAGCAGCACCGTTAAGGTCGATACCTGTGTATGAGGTTCCTCCAGGAAGCTTGTTAAGTACAAATAGACGCTCTCCAACAGTGAACCCTGCGTTAGCACCAGTACCAATAGCACTGATTGGGTTAACAACGAATGTTGCAGCACCGTTAGATGGAGCTGTTGTTATAACAGCATAAGCACCAGAGTCTTCACCATAAACAGTTGTACCAGCAGCCCAGTAGCTTAGTTCAGCAGTCTGGAAGTTGGCTGATAAGGTGATTGTGTTTGTACTTACAGAAGCATAAGTACCGCTGTTTAGCTGGAATCTCTTTGAATCCCAGTCATCAACACGACCATCAGACTCAGAAGCAGAAAGAAGTGTACGAGCTAGACGCTTATCATAGCTTCTTGCTAAAGCCCTTCCTAATTCACGACTATAGATGCTCCTAACGTCCCAATGGAGTTTGGCTTCATCAAGATCATACAAACTGACATCTGCGACAAGTAGGTCATCAATTGTAATAATTTTTGATCCTATCTCACCTTTGTTGCCTTGGCCCGTGATCCAATCGCCTGGGCGGTGATATCGACTTGAGAAGCGACCCGTAATTGGAAATTCTGCGGATTTGCCCGAAGAGATTGTCCTCTTCATGGTTAGATCTTTGAAAATCGTTTCCCTATTGAAGGTGGTTAGTACCTCCCCTGAGAAGATTTTCAGGAAGTTCGCATTCTCCCTTTCATAATTTCCAGCGGCAGCGTTGGCGTTATATTGTACGCCATTAACACTACCTAATCTGGAAATCGAGGAAAAATCTGGCATTGATTTACCTAGAAAATAGATTAAGTGTGAAAATTGCTCACGCTTAAACTGTCGTTATCTCCTCAGAGGCAACAATTATACATAAGCTATACTTATGATACCTTAAAACTTAGGACTAAGTATATCGCTCCTTGACATTTTATCCTCTACATCTTTTGTATAAGCTGAGTCTACTAAGTAACGTGGATCATTCATAGCAGTTTCAACCTCTGCAGTAGAACGATAAACATCTGTACTGTTATTCGATAATCTACCACTTAGAAGATCTGGCTCTACACCAGAGTTTTCTTTAAAAGCAAAGTAAATAGATTGAAGTGCATTCCTAGCACGAAAATAATCTCCACTATTAACTTCTCTGTTATAAGCATCTAGTTCAGCTTGATCTAAATTTTTAGTAGCCCAATCTTGAGCAGCCTTAAAATTGTCACCTCCACCAATACTTTCAACAATGGTAGCCTCCTGCTCTTCACTTAAAGAAGGAGTATCTACTGGTTCTTCAGCCTGAGTCTCCTCACTTGTCTCATTCGTTTCTTCTTTAGTTTCGTACCCACTATTGGGATTACTTCCAAGTTTCTTTTCAAGTTCTTGATAAGCAGTGAGAAGCTCATCGGCAGTTTTAAACTTCCCACCAATGAGTTCCTCCTGCTGTTGAGGTTCTTGACCTTCAAGTATCTGTTGGTCTTGTTCATTAAATGAACTTGTCTCTTGCTCCTGAACATTAACTTCCATGTTTAACCAATACGGACAGTTAGATCAGGATACACCCAAGCAGGTTTTTTTGCTTCAATTGCTTTTTTATACTGTTCATAAACTGCTGGTTTCTTAGTCTTTAGTTCTTCAATAAGAAGATCATAAGGAGATTTAGATTTACCTTTTGGTGGTGCTTCTAATACTGCTGGCTTAGATTCCAGCTTCGTCTCCTGCAGCGGATTCGATTTCTTGGTCTGTCCTGATTGAGTCATTTTCAGCTTTAATAAGTGCGGCTTGTTTGGCAGGATCATTATTAGGATCTTGCGCTGCTTGCTGCTGTTGCATCATCATAGCTTGTTGAGTCTGCTCTTGTGCAAGCTCATCTTCAGATTTAATTAACTTATATGTTTCTAAACCATCTGATGCTGCAAGTCTAGTGATTAGTTCTCTAGTATTAACAAACTGAGCCATAGTCTCTGGACCCATAGTTTGAGCTAATGTTTGTATAAATTCAATCAATTTCTGTTTATCGTTACCTCTACCTAAAGCATCAAGACCTGTTGTAATACGAGGCTTAACTACATTTTTTGGTAATCTAGGTAAACGTTTCTGCCTTTCCATCATTGCCATCTTTCGATGTACTAATGGGAGCTGCATTTCTACAGAAAGTATAGAATATACGCCTCCTAACCCAGTCTCCAACTCATTTGCAACCATTCTTATCTCTTCCGCAGTGACTCGGTCCCGTCCTGCAGCTCCAGCTTGAATAGCACTATTAAGTAAGAAAGCAAAACTTAATCTTTGTTCAATTCTTGCAATAGTATTTAACGCTACTGTTAGATCCGCTTGCTTCTGCATTTGCAGTGGTGCTACATCATCTGGATTTCCAGCGACAATACTGCCATTCGAGGCTCTGGCAAGGGCATCTGGGCGTGTTGTACCATTCGGGTTACAGAGAAATAAAATTCGTGCTGACGCAGCGCTGCCCTCAACGATAGCCTTTGAAAGAAACTCAAGAGATTTAAGATCACCTAGTAGCTCTTCACAAAACGAACGACCATAGGCTTCATGTGCAACTCTATAAAGTCTGAGAGGAATCCAAGGAGATTTCTCTATAGGTGTTGATCCTTGTTCACCTATACGCTTTCCATACGCTTCTTGATACCAATAACATTTATCTTTCTTATGATCCCATTCAATATAGGTATATAAGAAACAAGTTTGATCTACATATTTACCCTCATGTGTTTTCTTAGCTACTCCATCTGGTAATACATCTGGACTAATTTCTTCTCTAACAACTACCTCAAGAATATTACCTTCTGGATCTCTATTTAAACAAAAAGATTTAAGTGGATAAACTCTTGTACCATTATCAGCTACATAAAGTAAAGCATTACCACCAACAATTAAATGCTTAAGAGCTTCAAATAAAGCAGTTCTATCTCCTGATTCTTCTATATCTCTCATTACTGCTCTCTCCATTAGAGAAAGCTGTTGATCAAATTGTGATTGAACTTCTTTATAATTTTCTAACTCTTGTTGAAGTTTAATATCATCTACTGAAAGACGAAAAAAGGCTTGGTTTGGAGGTAACAAAGCAACTAAAAGTTTTGCTGCTAAGTTATTAACACCCCTTGCTCCTAATCCTTGGTATGTAGTATTAATTTTTGTATATGCATTCCTACCTGAACTTCTATCATTATCAGTAATAAGAGTAGGAAGTGTATATTTACTACACTCTATTGCTCTATCTAGATAAAGAGTTTTTTCAGGTTCTAAGGATCTATATCTATTTTCTGCTGTAAAATTTTTAGACATTTAAGCCTCCAGCCGTTCCAGATCCTTGAGAATAGCTAGAACCTCCTAATCCTGATTTAAGAGATAAACCAGTTTTTAACGATGAAGGAGTACCATGCTTTTTACGAGTACGAGTACTTACTTTAGTTTTATTCTTTTGTAGCGCAATAGCAGATGCTAATTTTGCTTGTTGAATAGCTAAAGCAGATGAAGTTTTTTGCTGTGCAATTGATTGCTCTGCACTAGCTTTAGCTTGTAATGCTTGCGCTTCAAGCTGATCAGATTGTTGCTTAGATTGTTTTAAATTAGCTTCAAATTGCAACTGACTTTGTTTAGCATCAAGCTTAAGTTGAGCTAAATGAGCTTGAGCTTGCTTTTTAGTTTCAGCAGCTTGTTTTTCATATTGTTTTGCAGCTTTATTTGCAGCCTTTGCTGACTGATAACCTGAATAAAGAGTAGCCCCTGCTAAGGCTCCTGTTGCAACTGCTAGCCAACTCATAGTATTAGTTGTATTTAGACTCCTCTTGTAGATTATACTGGTCTTTTAAGTGACGTACAACTGACACCTGACCAGATACATACCAAATACGTCTTTCTTCCATACTAATATCTGGAGCCTTATCTGGATAAAGAGATTCCAAATAATCAATAACTCCTTTTTCTAAATAAGGTACAGATTTCATATTGTTAAACCACTTGTAGGTTGTGAACCTTCCTCTGGAGATTGTGTACCACCTATACCTAATGAAGAAGCTTTCTTAA